ATTTATTAATTGCATCTTCTTTAGGTAAATAAGTACCACATTTCTTTCGTTGTATTTTAATTTTATTCACTTTAATTACAGTTAGTTGCACATCAAATATACAACAAAATTTAATTGTATTCGTTCTAATATTGTAATAAAAAAAGAACAATGGGTTTAAATGAAGTATTTAAGAAAGTATCAGCAATCAATGATGTTACTGAGTTAGCAAAACACGAAGTAGAACTTGGTATTAAAGAAGATGTTTCTAAATTAAATCAAGAATCATCTAAAGTAATTAAATCTGTTGGTGGTGCTATTGTAGATATTGATAAATCTTATGATGTATTAATTAAGAATACAAGACTATTTGAATCAGATAAAAAACAATTTGTTGAAGTTAAAAAACAATATGACTTTATCACTGGTAAATTTAATCAATCTTCTAATGATTTAAAAAATAACATCTCTAATTCAGATGCAAAAATAAAAAATGTTAAAGCAGGACAAACCTCTATAAAAAATATTATTGCAAAAGCAAAGGCAATAAAATTTGATATAGAACAGACATCAAAAGAATTAGGTATTGATGCAAAAAGTAGTAAACAATATTCTGATTTAATTCAAACGATTGACAATTTAGATATGTTATTAGAAGATTCTGCTCAAGCAATTGTATCATATGAAAGAGAATTAAATTCGGCAAAATCTTTAATTAAATAAAAACGAAAAATGAAAAATAACACAATTAACAAAATCAAAGCACTTTTAGGAATGGAAGTTAGCTTAGAGCAAATGAAATTAGTAGATGGAGTTACCATCTTTGAAGCTGATGCGTTTGAAATGGATGCACCTGTATTCATCGTAACAGAGGACGAGCAAAAGATTCCTGTTCCAGTAGGAGAATACGAATTGGAAGATGGGCGTATTTTAGTAGTTATTGAAGAAGGAGTAATTGCTGAAATCAAAGAAGAAAAAGAAGAGGAAGAAATGCCTGAAGCACCTGAAGCGGAAGTTGAAGTTGAAGAGGAAGCTCCTGTTGAAGCATCAGAAGTAAAAACTGCTCCTAAGAAAACAGTTGAATCAATCGTAAAAGAAACATTCTTCTCAGAAATCGAAGCACTTAAAAACGAAAATATTGAATTGAAAGCTAAATTGGAATTGCTTTCTAAAGTTAACGAAGTTGCAGTTGAAGCAACCGAACTTTCAGAAGAGCCTAAACCAATCTCTTTTAATCCAGAAAACACGAATCCAGTTGAAATGATGAAGTTCTCAAACAAAAAAGCAAGAACAACATTGGATTCAATCTTTGAAAAATTAAACAAATAATTTATTAACTAATTAAATTTTAAACAATGCCTACAACAACAAGCATCACTACAAGTTATAGTGGCGAGTTTAGCGGAAAATACATCGCTGCTGCCCTATTATCTGCTCCAACATTAGAGCAAGGTGGAATGACTATTCACCCAAATGTAAAATACAAACAAGTAATTCAGAAAGTCGGTACAGATTCTGTGATTGCTAATGCATCATGCGATTTTTCCGCTACATCTACAGTAACATTAACTGAAAGAGTTCTTCAACCTGAAGAGTTCCAAGTGAATTTACAATTGTGTAAAAAAGATTTCCATTCTACATGGCAAGCAGCTGAGATGGGTTACTCTGCATTTGATGTTTTACCTAAATCTTTCGCTGATTACTTAATCGGATACGTTGCTGACAAAGTTGCTTCTTCTATGGAAACGACAATCTGGACAGGTGCTAACGCAACTGCTGGTCAATTTGACGGTATTGCTGTACAAATCGCTGCTGATGCTGCTTTACCATCTGCACAAGAGGTTGCTGGTACAACTGTTACTGCTGCAAACGTTGTTGCTGAAATCGGTAAATTGGTTGATGCTATTCCTGCTCGTATGTACGGACAACCAGACTTGAAATTATACTTATCTCAAAACATCGTTAAAGCATATATCCGTGCTTTGGGTGGATTTGGTGCATCAGGTTTAGGTGCTAACGGTACTAACAACCAAGGTACACAATGGTACACAAACGGTTCTTTGTCTTTTGATGGTCTTCCAATCTTTATGGCAAACGGTTTGGCTGCTAACACAGGTATCGCAACTACAACTTCTAACTTACACTTCGCTACAGGTTTGTTGAATGACATGAACCAAGTTAAAGTTTTAGACATGGCTGACCTTGACGGTTCTGAGAACGTTCGTGTTATCATGCGATTTACTGCAGATGCGAAATACGGATTTGCTGAGGATATGGTTACTTACGGAATCACAAACTCTGCTAACTAATCTTAACAGACACTAATTTAAAGGGGAGGTCAAATGCCTTCCCTTTTTTGTTTAACTTATAAAATATAAAAAAATGGCTTGTGATATCGCAAACGGTAGATTAGAAGTATGTAAAGATGCAGTAGGTGGAATTGATGCTATCTACTTCATTAACTTCGGAGACTATACAAGTATTACTTATGATGGTACAAACACAGATGTGATTGATACTATTGCAGGTGTTTCTAACTTGTACAAATATGAATTAAAAGGAGCAAACACTTTTGACCAAGTGATTACTTCATCTCGTGAGAACGGAACAACTTTTGTTGAGCAAACTTTGACAGTTACTCTTAAAAAACAAGATGCTGTTACTCACAAAAATGTTAAATTGTTAGCTTACGGACGTCCTTACGTTGTAATTAAAAACAGAAACAATCAATTCTTCCTTGCTGGTTTAGAGCATGGAATGGAATTAACTACTGCAAACGTAATGAACGGTAGTGCGATGGGTGACCTAAATGGTTACACTTTGACTATGGTCGGCACAGAGAAACTGATGGCTAATCTAATTGATTGTTCAACAGAAACTGCTTTGGCAACTACTGTGTTTGGAGCTGCTACAATTGTAACTGCATAATACTTTTCTTTTCATAGCGTGATTGGGGAGGCTTCGGTCTCCCTTTTCTATTTTAAAACGTTTTCTTTCTTTTGTCGTTTAATAGGTATGATAGTATTAACAACATCAACTTCAGCTCAGACATTTAGTTTCATTCCGAGATTCGAGAATTACACAACGATGTCAATTACTGATGAACAAACAAATAAGACTACTTCAATAAGCATTACAAGTTCAACTCAGGGAGGCTATGTAAACACGGTTACTGCAACATTTGCACTTGTTGAAGGACATACATACACATTACTACTAAACAACGGTGCAACTATCTGCCATAAAGACAAAGTATTCTGCACAGACCAAACCATCAGTGCATATACTGTAAACGATGGTCAATACATTTCGAATCAAACAACAAACGAATTTATCGTATATGAATAACCTACACATATTAAACCTAAGTGCTTACACGACACCTGTAATTCAGGAATCGAAACGTGAGAATTGGGTGGATTTTGGCGAGAACAATGATTTCTTTCAATTCTTGATAGATAGACACACGAACTCCACAACGAACTCGGCAATCATTAACAACGTTGCACGTTTAGTTTACGGACGTGGATTAAGTGCATTGGATTCCGCTAAGAAACCTAATGAATGGGCATCTTTGTGTGCTACAATTGACAATGAAGATTTAAAGAAAGTAATCTTTGACCGTAAAATGTTAGGTCAATTTGCATTCCAGGTACACTACAACGATAAACACGATAGAATAATTAAGGCTTATCATATGCCTGTTAACTTACTTCGTGCTGAGAAATGCAATAAGGATGGTGAAATTACAGGATATTACTATTCAGATGATTGGAGTGATACTAAAAGCTATGCACCTGTAAGATTCCCTGCATTTGGTACTTCAAAAGAAAAGGTTGAGATTCTATATTCTAAGCCTTATGCGGTTGGGATGAAGTATTATGCTTATCCAGACTATCAAGGAGCTTTACCTTATGCACTATTGGAAGAGGAGATTGCAGATTATTTAATCAACGAAGTACAAAACGGATTCTCAGGAACGAAAGTAGTTAACTTCAATAACGGTGTTCCAACTGAAGAGCAACAAAGCGTGATTACTTCCAAGGTGATGAACCAACTCACGGGAAGTTTAGGTAAAAAAGTAATCGTTGCATTCAATGATAATGCTGAAGCTAAGACAACCGTTGAAGATATTCCACTAAATGATGCACCTGAACACTACACATATCTTTCAGAGGAGTGCATGAGAAAGATTATGTTAGGTCATAACGTAACATCTCCGCTATTATTTGGAGTTGCATCCACAAACGGATTCTCAAGTAACGCAGATGAACTAAGAAACTCTACTATCTTATATGAAAACATGGTTATTCGTCCATTGCAGGATGAAATCATTGCAGCAATTGATAAGATAATTAACTTCAATGGTATCACTTTACGACTTCAGTTTGTTAAATTAAATCCATTAGATTCAGCAGGTGACTTAACACTACAAGGAATCAACAAAGGATTGATTGATGCAATTACAAACTTATCTCCATTAGTAGCTAACAAAGTAATTGAAACATTGACTCCAAATGAAATCAGAAGCATCGTTGGATTAGAACCTGAATCAGGTGGAAGTGATTTGAATCCTGAATTGTTAAGCAAAGTAAACACGGATTTAGAAGAAATCTTAAACAAGGTTGATTCTGATGAACTATCTGAAGAATGGGTTGAGGTAGATTCAAGAGAAGTTGCAGATGATGAAGATGAATTAGATAATGCTTTATTGAATGCTGAATTGGAATTAGAACCAAGCAAATCTTTGTTATCTAAACTTTATAATTTCATCAGTACAGGTAATCCAAAACCAAATCAAAAGAGTTCACAAGACAAAAAAGTAGGTGATTTAAAATACTTCAAAGTTCGCTATAGATATACAGGTAACAAAGCACCTGATAGAGATTTTTGTTCAGCAATGATGAGCAAACAATCACGGTTGTTTAGAAAAGAGGATATTGAGGAAATGAGTAAACGTGCAGTAAATCCTGGCTTCGGTGAAGGTGGTAAAAATACTTACGACATCTTTAAATTCAAGGGAGGAGCAAGATGCCACCACAAATGGGAACGTGTAACATTCATGCTTGATTTAGATAAAATTGAAGATGGTTATTCTCAAATAGGAACAAGTGCAGCTTCAGTTAAAGGATTTAAAGTAACTAATCCATATCAAGTTTCAATCTATCCTAACAACCTACCTTTAAAGGGATTTAGCCCAAAAAATAAAAACTTACCATCAGACGTTAAATAATGGCAGTATCAGGAATATATAAAATAACAAGTCCATCAGGTAAAATCTATATTGGTCAATCTAACAATATCGACAGACGTATGATTGAACATAAATATCGTGCTAAGAACAAGAACTGTAAACTATATGCGTCAATAAGAAAACATGGATTTGACAATCATAATATTGAAACATTATTTATTTCAGACAATTTGTATGAAAAGAATAAAATGGAAAGTATCTACATTAGGTATTACAACACAATAAATGATGGTTTAAATCACATTAATGAGGATGCAAATTTAAATGGATTTTTAGGTAAAAAACATTCGATTGAAAATGTAAATAAAATCAGAGAAAGAATGAATGGAGTAACTCCAACATGGGCAATTGATAAAGTAAAAAAATCAGTATTTTGTGAGCACACAAATAAATCATATGATAGCATTAGTGAATGTGCTAAAGATTTAAATATTTCTCAAGCAAGTGCTTCTATGCAATATAGTGGAAAACGAAATAATAAATTTGGGATAAGATAATATGGAAGCACTATTCATAACACGCAACGACATCGTTAAATTCACAGCATTGAATGGTAACGTTGATGTAGACAAATTCATTCAGTTTGTCAAGATTGCACAGGACATTCACATTCAGAATTACTTAGGTTCTAAACTATTCCAAAAGCTACAAGCAGATATCATCGCAGGAACTCTTTCAGGTAACTATGAGATGTTAGTGGAAACATACGTTAAGCCAATGCTTTGCCATTGGGGTATGGTGGAATATCTTCCTTTTGCTGCTTACACAATCGCTAACAAAGGTGTTTATAAGCATTCATCTGAGAACTCTGAGAACGTAGATAAAAACGAAGTAGATTATCTATTAGAAAAAGAACGTTCAATTGCTCAGAACTACACGCAACGATTCATTGATTACATGAGTTTTAACGATAACCTTTTTCCTGAATACAGAGCAAACGTAAACAATGACATCTTCCCTGATAGTAACACAATTAACATAGGATGGTATCTATGAAAAAACGAATCTACACACCTAAGAAAGAAAACATAAACAAATTAAAGACGTTTCTTAATAAGATAAAGAAAGATGGCAAATAACATTGGATGGGGTGAAGGCGTTCTTAACACAATAAGTTGGGGTGCTGATGGACAAATAAACGGATTAGAAGTAACAAACATACTTGCTGAGAATGGTGCGTTTATGTCAACTGAGAACGACAATCTATTAGTAACTGAAACTACATTTGATGCAGGTGGATTTGGAAGTATATACGACAACTCTTGGAGTGGTGAAACATTATTAGAAAGATAAATAAATAAATTATGGCTGAAGTAAAAATAAGCGAACTAACATCTGCAACTACTCCCCTTGCAGGTACAGAAACAGTTCCAATTGTACAGGGAGGAGTAACTAAAAAAGTAGCAGTTTCCAATTTAGGAGGCGGTGGAAGTTTGCCTGCTTGGATTGAAACAAACGCAACGGATTTAACGCTTTGGAATAACGGAAAAGGTAACATTGCAACAAATACTTCATTTGGAGATGGTGCTTTAAAGAGCAATACTTCGGGAGCAAACAATACAATAGTAGGACGTAATGCTTCGGATGCTTCAACAACTGCTCAAAGCAATGTGGCAATTGGTTCAGAAGCCTTAGGTGCTGCAACAACAGGAAGTTCAAATGTAGCAATCGGGTATGATGCACAATCTTCACTTACAACAGGAAGCAATAATGTAGCCATTGGAGCAACTGCACATAAATTTGCAACAACTGCTGCCAGCAATATAATGATTGGTAATGGTGCTGGCAATACAAATGTAAGTGG